AAGGAGCAGTTACAGAAAAAACAGATGGTCAAAATATAATGGTAAGTTGGAAGGGTGGAAAACTTATCGCCGCTAGAAACAAAGGTCACATCAAAAACCACGGCGCTGGTGCATTAGATATCAACGGAATAAAGAATATGTTTGCTGGTCGTGGAGATATTGAAAAAGCATTCGTATTTGCAATGAGGGATTTACAAAAGGCCATCGGTAAACTTAGTGATAAACAAAAGGACAAGATATTTGACGAAGGAAAAAAATTCATGTCTTTAGAAGTAATATATCCAAAGACCGTTAACGTAATACCTTATGATAAATCGTTATTACAATTTCATGGAACGATTGAATACGATACCGACGGTTCTCCGATAGGTGAGGATAGGGGTAGTGCACGGATGTTAGCCGGTATGATAAAACAAATAAATCAAGATATACAGAAAGCGTTTAAAATAGAAAAACCATTTATCTCGAAGTTACCACAAGTAAAGGATTTTAGTAGAAGACAGAAATACTTTTTAGGTAAATTGAATAGATTACAAAAACAATTTGCATTGAGAGGTACGGATACTCTAGCTGATTATCATCAAGCTTATTGGACTGAATTTATTTTCAACGCTGCTAAACAATACAAATACAACATACCGAACAACGTCTTGGGTAAGTTGACTAAAAGATGGGCGTTTTTAGATAAATCATATAGAATACCAGATATCAGACGTGAGATACCGAATAAGAATTTTTTGAATTGGGTTCTGAGAACCGACAAAACAGATTTACAAGGTCTACAAAAAAAACATATTAGGGATTGGGAAGTTTTGTTTTTTGAACTAGGTGCTGAGATATTATCAAACTTATCTGATTTTATCGCGGCTAATCCAGATAAATCTGCTCAAAAAATTAGAAAAGATTTATCAAAAGCAATAAGTAAAGTGAAGACTTCGAAAGACCCAAAAGTTATCAACACCTTGAAAACACAGTTGGATAGGTTGAAAGCAATAGGTGGTTTGAAAGCTGTTGTCCCTACTGAGGGAATCACGTTTGTTTTCAAAGGAAAATTGTATAAATATACTGGTGCTTTCGCACCAGCTAATCAAATTTTAGGAATGTTAAAGTTCGTATAGAGGTTAATATGGCAGGATATAGTAAAGAAAATCATAGACAAAATCAAGCTCTACAGACTATTTTAGATGGTGGTACACCTGAAAAAAGAATAATTGTAAGTATGGAAGATGTCAATGAAAAGAAACAAAGACAGAAACAAATCGCAGAGGATAGAGAGAAGTCAAGTAAGAGGTCTGAAGCTTTATCATCAGCACGTACTCCATGGTTTTGTCCAAGCTGTAAAAAGGTAATGAAAAAAAAATTAGATGACAAAATGTATAGACTGTACAATCATTGTTTCAATTGTCAGGTTGAAGTAGAAAATAAAATGAGAATTGAAGGTACTTATGATGATTGGGAAAAAGAAAAAATAAAACAAAATCAATTATCTTGGATACAAGAACAAAGAGAAACTATAGAACAATTTAAAAAACAAAAGGCACCTGAGTTCTATCAACAATTCAGGCCCGATGGTTATTCAATTGATAAAGAAAAATGGGATATGGATAAGAGTTTCATATTAGAACAAGCAGAAGAAGCTCTAGATTATCTTAAAAAAATGGAAGATTCTTTAAAATAATATATTTATATATAGGGAATTTTAACTTTAAGGAGAATAACAATGCCTCAAATAAAAAGTGGTACAAATAATAGAACCGATGTAGCGAGTAGAAGTGCACCGAAATTTAAAAATCCTGGCTTCTATAACAAAGCAACTTTGGTTGGGTCAAATAAGACAATTGCATTTACTGGCTCGGCTATAGCTGCTGGATTTATTTGTGAGAACGTGACAAATGTTACGATTGAATTACAAAATGGTGGTACATTACCAGGTTCGACTTTGACAGCTGATACTTTATACGAGATAGCACCCAAAAAGGTTGTCATTGGTGCTACAGGTGTGGTTCACGTATTACATAAGTAAAAAATGAAGAGAAACCAAAAAGGACAATTGAAAGATGTCATACGGAAGGAGTATGTAAAATGCGCCTCAGACCCTATCTACTTTTTGAAAAGATACTGTTTTATACAGCATCCGATAAAAGGTAAGATACCTTTCGCCCTTTACGATTTTCAAGAAAAAACAATTGAAGACTTCGTTCAACACCGATTCAACATAATTTTGAAAGCTAGACAATTAGGTTTATCGACGATTACGGCAGGTTATTCTCTGTGGATGATGACATTTCATCAAGATAAAAATATTTTGGTTATTGCTACGAAACAAGAGGTCGCGAAAAACCTTGTTACAAAAGTAAGAGTGATGCACGCCAACTTACCCTCTTGGTTGAAACAAAAATGTGTTGAGGATAATAAACTATCCCTTAGATATAAAAATGGTTCACAGATAAAGGCCGTATCGAGTGGAGAGGATGCAGGTCGTTCAGAGGCACTATCACTATTGGTTCTCGATGAGGCTGCTTTCATCGATAAAATTGATACAATATGGGCTGCAGCTTCACAGACACTATCTACTGGTGGTCAATGTATCGCACTATCCACACCAAACGGTGTTGGTAATTGGTTTCACAGAACTTGGATGGATTCTGAAGATGGACTGAATGATTTTAATTTTATCAAACTACATTGGACAGTACATCCAGATAGAGAACAAGATTGGAGAGATGAACAAGATTCCCTATTAGGCCCCTCACTTGCGGCACAAGAATGTGACTGTGATTTTATTACATCTGGTCAATCGGTCGTCGATGGTTTGATTCTAGAAGATTATAAAAACAATCAGGTCAGAGAACCGATTGAAAAAAGAGGTATCGATAGTAATGTGTGGATATGGGAACCACCGAATTATACAAAAGATTATATAGTATGTGCAGATGTCAGTCGTGGTGATTCAACTGATTATTCAGCTTTTCACATCATAGATATAGAGACTTTGGAACAGGTTGGAGAGTATAAGGGAAGAATGTCGACAAGAGACTTTGGTAATCTTCTAGTCAATATATCGATTGAGTATAACGATGCATTACTTGTAATTGAAAATAACAATATAGGTTGGGCAACCATCCAACAATGTATCGACAGAGAATATCAAAATCTTTTTTACATGAGTAAAGATTTACAAGTTGTAGATGTACACAGGCAGGTCAATAATAAAATTAACAGAGCCGAAAAACAGTTAGTACCTGGATTTACGGTGACACAAAAGACACGACCGTTGGTGGTTGCGAAATTAGAAGAATTTTTCAGAGAGAGATTAGTTACGGTTCGTTCAAATCGTTTAATAGACGAGTTGTTTGTATTTATATATAATGGTAGTAGAGCGGAAGCTATGTCCGGATACAACGATGATTTAGTGATGTCTTACGCTATGGGTTTATGGATACGAGAAACTGCCTTGAGATTAAGAGCGGAAGGTATCGAACTACAGAAAAAAGCAATGAGTGGTATAACATCAAATCAAGGTGTTTACACTCCTAAACAAAATATCAATGATTCTTGGACGATGGAAGTAAACAAACAACCAGAATCATTAGATTGGTTACTAGATAAGAGGTAAAAAATGGCTGATACAAGTTTATTCAGTAGATTAAGAAGATTATTTTCAACTAATGTTGTTGTTAGAAACGTTGGTGGAAGAAAACTGAAGGTTAGTGATACTAGTCGTACACAAGCTTATTCAAAAAGTAATCTTGTCGATAGATATCAAAAGATTTTCACAGGTGCTGGACTGAGTGGATATTCCGATGCGTTGATGACAAAATCAATGAGATTGAATTTATTCAAAGATTATGAAGCAATGGACTCCGATGCTATAATATCATCGGCTCTAGATATATATTCCGATGAATCAACAATGAAATCCGAATACGGAGAGGTGTTACAGATTCAAACAGATAATGACCAAATAAAAGAAATACTACACAATCTATTCTATGATATTGTCAATATTGAATTCAATCTTTGGCCATGGATTCGTAACATGTGTAAGTATGGTGATTTCTTTTTAAAGTTAGAGATAGACGAAAAGTACGGTATTACTAATGTTGTCCCACTTTCTGTTTATGATGTGTCTAGATTAGAAGGTTTAGATCCTGAGAATCCTGAATATGTAAAATTTTTAATCGAGGCTGCGACAGCAGAACATAGGTATAAACAAGAACAATCATCAACAAAAGAAGAATTGGAAAACTATGAGGTCGCACATTTTAGATTACTATCAGACTCTAATTATTTACCCTATGGTAAATCACAAGTAGAGGGTGCTCGTAAAATATATAAACAATTGACCTTAATGGAAGACGCGATGTTAATCCATCGTATAATGAGAGCACCTGAGAAAAGAGTATTCAAATTAGATATTGGTAACATACCACCAGTAGAAGTTGATAATTACATGCAACAAGTTATCAATAAAATGAAGAAAGCACCTGTTGTTGATGAGACCACCGGTGATTACAACCTCAAATACAATATGCAGAATATTACCGAGGATTTCTTTTTACCTGTCCGTGGTGGTGATAGTGGTACGAGTATCGATTCTTTACCAGGTTTGACATATGAAGCAACGGATGATATCGAGTATTTAAAGAATAAATTACTATCAGCACTTAGGATACCAAAAGCATTTCTAGGGTTCGAAGACCAAATCGGTTCTAAGGCTACCTTAGCAGCAGAGGATGTTCGTTTTGCAAGGACTATAGAAAGGATACAGAGAATTACTCTTTCCGAGTTAACAAAGATTGCAATTGTTCATTTATATGCACAAGGATATCAAGACGCAGAATTGACAAATTTTGAATTGACTTTGACTAATCCATCAACAATATATGAACAAGAAAAAATTGAACTTTGGAACAATAAAACTTCTTTAGCTGATTCAATGTTGAGAGACGGATTATGTTCGTCTGAATGGATATATAAAAATATTTTTAATTTTACCCAAGAAGAAATCAAAGAAATGGACAAACAAATTACATTTGATTATAAAACAAAATTTAGAAGACAACAAATCGAACAAGAGGGTAATGACCCAGCTGAGAGTGGAGAATCACAAGGGACACCATCGGATTTAGCTTTAGGTAGAACCGGTCATGAGTTGGATGACGAAGGTGGTTCGGAAGAGGGTGGACAACCAGGTGCTGGAAGACCAAAAGAACCAAATAAATATGGAAAAGATAGTGGAGCGAGAGGAAGAGACCCTTTGGGAGCTCATGATAAGAAAAAAGGTGGTA